TTTCAAAAAACTTAATGTCTCCAATAAGTCTCTTAAGGTCAGATTTTTTAACTGCTTTATCTTGCTTGAATTTAGAAACATTCTGTTTAGTTTCATTATATGTTGTGAGATCAAACTCAACTAAACCAAGTTGCTTTTGTTTCTCGACAAGTTTAATTTGACTATCGTCAATTTTAATAAGATTTTCAGATACCTTATCTTGTTTCTCTTTTAGATAATTTTCATTAACTTCCTTTAAAGAGTCAATAAGTTTTTGATGGGAGTTTACTTTCTCCTTCGATAAATCCAAAAGATGCTCACAGTCCCTACTGGAATTTTGCGCTGCCCTAACCTTATCCTTAAGTAAGGTATTCATTGAGGAAAAAATACCAATATCTAGAAGATCTTCGATAACTTCTCTTCGATGAGCAGCAGCAAGTTGCATGAAAGGAACAAAAGTGCTACTACCAAGAATAACGACCTGAGTGAAAGATTTAAAATTAAGTTTAAGTACAGATTGCTCAAGATATTTTTGGGTGTCTTTAGTTGCTGCATCCTGATCTACCAGTTTATTGTTTTTGTAAATCTCAAATACTGCAGGTTTAATACCTCGGAATACACGATATTCGTCCTTGCCAATACAAAATATAACTTCAACTTTAGTGCCCTTTTCGTTAATACTATTAACTAATTGTGGTTTATTAATTTTGCGAAATGCTTTTCCAAATAAAGCAAAACACAAGGCATCCAACATGGTTGACTTTCCAGCACCATTAGATCCCACAATAAGAGTGGAGGGAGATTCACAGAGACTTATTTCTGTCCACTGGTCACCTGTTGAAAGAAAATTTTTCCAACGAATAGTTTCAAATGTAATCATCTTGGAGGAATAACAAAATCATCATTTGTAATTACAGTATAAAAATAACCATAATTATCACAATTAATTGCAACTGTTGTGAGATCAACTTCTACTATTTCTAAATCATCGTCACATCCATCAGCAAGAAGTAACTCTTGATATCTAGTAGCATCATCATGATTCTCGAAAAGTTGGACGGTCTTAACCATATCTTTGTTAAAGACCGCATAGACACCGCCAGTAGATTTATCTGAAAGAATATACATTAGAGCTCACATGCTTCGATGTACAAAGATCTCATGATTCCCTTTACACTTGAAGTGTCAACCTTAAGATCGATCTCATCTATGTATTTATCTAATAGTGTCATGGTATCTTCGGTTTCCAGCACCTCACCAGACATTTCTACAGATAGATCTTCAATGATCTTTAGATCGGCAAGTCCAATATCTTGGAGAAGTTTAACGTCATAATCAAAATTTGCATTGTCACCTTTATTCTCAACAATAAGTTTGACGTATGAGCCTTCCAAATTATCGGGCACATCCATTCCCTCATTGTAGTTGATTTTATGAAACATGTCAAATGGATTGCGATAGAAAGTAGTTTTCAAAGTCTCAGTGTCAAAGACATGAAATCCTCTCTTACAACCATAGTCGTTCCAATACAACTGATAGGGATTACCGAGATAGGTCACATTATCTTTTTTGGACTTCATATGATAATGTCCACTGAAAACTCTATCAAACTTGGAAAAGATATTTTTATCCATTCCACTTTCCATTATATGCCCAGGATGAGCCTCAAAACCGTTAAGCTCAAGATGACCCATGCAGATGCGTGCAGAACTAGTCTGGATTTCTCGTAGGGATTCATCTCGGTTTCCATCACAAATCCAAGGAAGAAACAATATATCAATACCGTCAAAAGTAACAGTAGTGGGACTATCGTGAACGATGATGTTGTTGTACTCTCCCAATAGTTCTCTAGGGGCATTGACTCTCAGGGTATTCTTGTAGTAAATATCATGATTACCAGTCAACATGTGCATACGCACACCCATTTCCTGAAGAGGATTAAACCACATTTCTTTTGCCTCATTCAGAGACATAAAGTTGATGGACCTTCTTTTATCAAAGGTATCACCTAAAGCAATCACAGTATCAATCTTAGATACCTTGATAAAAGGGACAACTATTTCGTTGTAAAACTTTTTATATAGATTGATGAAAAATTGATTATCATTACGTACTCCAAAGTGCTGATCCGTAATTAAAAGAATTTTCATCGTTTGGAATTTATGGCAATGCGAGACTTGATCTGATTATACTCGGATCCTCCATCACCGTCAACCGAGAAAACTTCGTCATATCCAGACCTTTCAAGAATTTTTTCTTTGATATCCATCTGTCTTTTTTCTTTTGCAATGCGTCTCAAAAACGCATAGTAGACAATTTGAGTAAAATATGCAAAAGGATTTTTAGATTTCTCTGGATCAAAGTTATCAATATATTGGATACAATTTTCAATACCATCACATATCATATCCTCTTTATACATATAATTAATAAAGTTAGGACGATAAGATAAGTGTGTTGCAATTTTTAAAAAACAACCTCCAATATAATTATTTACCCTTGGTTTTGGAAGTCCTCTAATTTCCGCTATAGCAACTTTTTCTTTGTAATTGATCAGAGCAGCAAGAAACTCTTTGTTATCAACATAGTGCTGTTTTTTCTTAGCGGCTGGTTGTTTCATATCTTATATTTTTGCATGTTGATATTATAACACAAGTATCAACACTTGACAACTGTGTGGTTTTTGATTAGAATAACACTGTCAGGGTTGAGAAGGATTTTTATAGATTCTTTCAAATAACTTTCTTGCATCATCGATCTTCCCTAGATATCCCATATCTCGGTCGAGGTCGATTTTTTTGCGATCTTTTTTCTGAGGATCTTCTCCACCAATATACGCTTCATACATCATGGTGTATTCAGCACTCAATGATGCTAAGGAAATAATGTCCTTTTCTCTAATGATGAAAAAATCTTCATCACTCATTTGCATCCAATGAGAAAATCCCATACCTTTAGCAATTTTTCCATCATCCAATTCTCTAGTAATAAATTCAATTGAAACGGGATCTGTTATAAAAACAATACTTTCACCATTGTCTTCGGTGAGGACTGCCTTTCCAACAATTTCATCACCACTGATTAACTTGAAAATGCCGTAAAATTCTTCGTCGTGTCTTGCGTAATTAATCATAAGCTTTTATTTTTACTTCTATGATTTCATAATTAAATTTTTCTTGGTTATATATTTTGACCCTTTCCATCAAATGATTGAGAGTGTAGTTATTCCCTCTGTCTGTGGAAATGTCATCCGCAATATCATATAGTGTTGCTTGTGATTTATTTTCGCCCTTCCTTAGAACACGACCTATAGATTGAAGGTTCCTCACTCTGGACTTAGAAGGACTAGCGAAAATAACGTTGTGTAATCTTTTGATGTTGATACCCGTAGAGAATGTGCCATATGAAGCAACAATAATGGCATCATCAGATTTCTCCGTTAATACCCTGATTTCTTCACGATCATCAACATCAACACCACCATGTACTAAATACACAGGTCTATGTGTATGACTATTTATCATCTCGTAGAGAGGGATGCCGTGACGGTCCACATAGTTGAATAGCACTAGAGTATTACCTTTCAGATCACACGCTAGATTGCGAAGAAACTTATTTCTACCATCATGCTCAACTAAATAGTCTATCTCGTCTTGATACCCCTCAAAGATTTTTTCTTCGTGTTTGAGTAATACAATCTTAACTTTGAGTTTAGCAACATGACCTGCTTCCATCAATTCTTTTGTGCGTGTAACCTGAGAGCATCTTCCAAACACACCTTCTAGCACGAGTTGATTTACATTTGCTCCGTCTAGTGTGCCTGTAAACCCGATACGATATTTACACTCATGCAACTTAGACATCAGCGTAGTGAGAGATTTAGCTTTGAAAAGGTGCGCCTCGTCACCGATGACGACATCAAATCTATCAAACCAGCGTCTAGGTTCTTTGTAGATAGATTGCCAAGTGGTAATTACTACCTGATCATTCGTGTATTTTTCTTGCCCCGCATAAATCTTGTGGCAATATTTGGACGCCATCCATCCATATTCCTCAAAGTCCTTGTACATTTGCTCGACAAGAGACGTAGTGGGTACAACTATTAGAATATTTCTATCAGCGTTTACATGGAAACGGACTAATGCATAAATCATCAGACTCTTTCCAGAAGCTGTTGGAGACAATAAAAGTCTCCTATTATATTTTAGTGCCTCGTATATCGCTTTATACTGATAATCCCTCACGCGATGAGGTAGACCCAGAGATTTTACGAAAGATGCAACACCCTGAGGAGTGATTAGTTCATCGTATGCCAAAGGGTGTCCAAAGAATTTGCACTCCTCTAGTTGATATTTGTATCCTCTTTCATCTGCCCAGTCCAAGAGATAGTCAATGAGACCCACATAGATCTCTCCTGTCCCTGGGGAATAAAGGCGGATTTTTCCATCCCAACCTTTATATCTTTTATTTTTTTGCATGAATTTTGCAGACTCCACCTCAAAGGTAAAGAAGTCTGCTAATTCATAATTGATGTGTGGTTCTGCTTCGACCTTTAAATATACTTCATTCTTCTTTCGGATCTTCAAATCAAACATAAGGCGGACCATAAAACCATGCTACAAGGGATTTTCTGTGTCCAGCAGTGACAGGGCGGACCCTATGCCATTGATCTGCCAGAAAGAAAACTGCGGAATACTTTTTGGGTTTAATTGTGACAAACCTTTGTGTATCTCCTGGTTTATATATCTCCAAATCAAACTCGCCTCCTTCGTAGTCATCATTGAGGAAGAGAGACATGCTGATTTTACGCACAACACCATTGATTATTTTTGGGTGTTGATCTATGTGCCAATCATAGAATCCACCCTCACCATAAGATCCAAACTGCACAGGTTCTACGCCAGTAATGTTTAGATTCCAATGTGCTTCTCTATTAATTTGTTTTATCATACGCAAAAGCATGAGTAAAAGATTTTGGTCTTTCACCCATGCCACGTCAGTTATTCTTTTTGTGTTACTCTTTTGGTTGTATAACCTTCCTTCTTCCCACTCTAATGTGGCGGTTGCAATTGCTTTTTGGACTGTTGCTATGGAGTCACGATTAAAGGCGACTTGCTTGTAGAAGAGACCGTAATTCATTAGAAACCATTTTTAAATTTCTCCCACTCAATAGCATTTTTAATTTGGAATGTCCTGTTGTTTATTTGTTTCAGTACACTTTCAAGAAATACTAGAGTCTGATCTATGTATGCAATCTTATACTGAAGTTTTCTGATGTCTTCATCTGCATCAATAAACATGGAGATCTCTTCTTTGGTGGTAAGTTTGAGATCAAATGGCATCTCTTTGTAAACCGAAGATGGTGCTTTACCTTTGTAATACAACCATTTATTTTTAATGAGTTGATTAAATTCCAACTCTCTTTCTTTTTTCATAAGAGAGTATGTATTAAAAAACTCCATGTATTTCATATGGAGTTGTGGTACTTTAGTGGATTCTTCGCAATAAAGATCAGTGTCAATGACACTATCTTTTTTCCACATCTCTTGAAAGCTTTCTAAATTCATAATCTAATCCTATTAGTGCGTCGTTCCAGTCCCCCGAGTAGTCCCATGGGTCAGGGTATAGTCCCTTTTCATCGCTTGGAGTGCCCACGCTTGCGCTAGACTCGTCGGTCCCTCTGTCAACAAACGGCGCTGATATTCTGAGAGAAGGCAACCCTTCGACTCCAGATACTCCCTCCTCCACGATTGGTTGGGGTCTATCATTCTTTTCCCACTCCTTTTTGATTTCATTTGCTTGCTTTTCAACAGAGTCCATTTCCAAGGAAACTCTACCATCAATCCATTTTTCTCGCAACCATTCTAGAGCACCAAGGGCAAGGTGATTGATAGGAAACTTTTGCTTGTTTGCCCATCTTTTACCCTTAGTATACCAGTTGTCTTCTCCTCCCCATTGGTGCTCGAATTTTATCATCTCCGTGTTTGCGAATTTTTATTTCTTACTTCATACAAAGTATATTTGAATGTTGCGCTAGCGGTAAAAAATTCATTGTCAGATCCAGTAACATCAAATCCCAAAGTTGACAGTGATGTTGGCCACATTGATTTAAATACCACATCAAAATTTGCAACGTTGTTGTTATTTAAAATTTGAAGTGTTCCATCAGAGTAACGATATTCTTGAGTTGGAGTTGAGCGATTTGCATTTTTAAATGCAACCCTATCATCAATGCTCTGTGGAGTGCCTAGTCCCCTCATCCAGTTATGAATCTCCATATAGTTTGTAAGATCTTCATCTACAATGAATTCAATATTGAATTCACCATATTGGATGTTTCCTTCAACAGGAATTTGTACCATTCCTCTGGTTGGGATATTTACTTCCCCTAAGGTTAACGTAGGAATTTCCGCACGCTGACACAAAAAAGAAACTTTCTTTGCCTTTTCTAGACTGAATAAAAATCCAATAGGAGACAAAAAGTTTTTATTTGTTAATTGTGCGTCGTACCAGTTTGCCATCGTTGATTACATTTCTTTATTTTCGATCCATGAGGTGCCAATATATTTTTCACCACTTAAAGGTGGATTGCCCCTATGAGTATGTGTAAAACCTGCTGGCCATATCAAAACTCTACCTCTTACTGGTTTTATTCTTTTTGATAGATATAAAAACTCAGTTTCTCCACCTTCAAAATTATCATTTAAATACAACATTGATGCCAATACTCTTCTGGTAGAAGATTGCCCATTATTTTCACAATGCCAAAGATGATAACCTTGTTTTGGTAAAGTCCTTTGTATGTTTAAATAAACCTGCTGTAAAGAATAAGACATAACTTGCTCATATTCCTTAGCATATTCATTCAAACATGCACCTATAATTTCATTATATCTACTCAAATATTTTGAGTTTGATTTTATATCTAAATGGAATATTACATCATGATTATCTTTTTGCTGATCATTAAAATAATCGCACGGTAGTAATTTGTCTCTTCTTGAGTTTGGAGATCTAACACCTCCCTTATTAACAAAACCGTGCCTATCAAAAGAAGCATCCGTTGATTCGCAATTATTGAAATAATCTATGAATGGTTGTGTGTCAAATTCAGTGTCAAAGATTCCAATAAAATTATCAAATTGCACATCAGTGATCATAATAATTAGTCATCTGATTTATTTAGCATAAAAAAAGAGGGGTCTTAGGACCCCTCAACACTTCCTTCACACGGTAAATTTATTTATACTACATAAGAATCCTCTTACAAATGGACTTACAAACATGTTGTCCTAGAGCATCGCATTCAATCAAACATTCGTAATAGTCATTTAGTTTTTGATTTTCAATCGCTAGATTGTCTAAAGTGTTTTCAAAATGACGCCATTCGTCTAGTTGACTGCGAGAAAGAATGTTGTGCATGATACCTCCATGCAAAAAATTAATCATAACAACGGGAGGGTAAACATCTTTCTTACATTTTTTCACCTCTCATAATTCTGTAACTAATTATACAGGAATGCTGACAATTATGAGTCCAACTTCAAGAATATTAATGCCTATAAAAAAAGGACCCCGAAGGGTCCTTGGTTGAAGTATGCCCGATTGGGCTGTCATCACATGAGGTTGGCAACCTGGACGCGACGATAGTACTTGTTGGTGCTTGCGCTGAGTGCGCCGCTGCCCTGGGTGAGACCTTGAGCGAAGGGATTGGAGACCATGCCGTAGCGGGTCTTGAAGCCAAT